ATTCTTGTGTTGGGTAAGGGTCCTTTACAGATTAGGGGTGGTTCTTTTATGGAGGGTCCATCTGTTTTTGGGACTATTCCACCATTCTTAACAGCGACTGTAATGATTGGTCCATGTCGGAATGGTGACATGATAATTCCGCCACTTATTCCTGGTGCTTTGTGTACTGGGATTAATAATCCATATTCACTTGCTGTAGATGGACCAGCAGCATTTTTAGGTGTCATAGACACCGCTCAGAGCATTAATGCTGGGATGAATATTATTGCTCAGGGAGAAGTTATGTCTCGCTGTGGTGGTCATATATTATCTGCTAAAAAGAATTTTGATATTCCTCATCCAACAAAGGAAGGTTGGAGATTGCGTCACACTTGTCCTGAAGGACCAACAAATGACGTATACATAAGAGGTAAATTGAAGAATGATAGTGTAATTGAACTTCCAGAATATTGGGGAGAATTGGTAGATCCTGATTCAATTACAGTATCTATTACTCCAGTTGGAATTCATCAAGATATTATAGTTCATAAAATTGAAGACAATAAAGTTTTTCTACACTCTTCTAGACCTATTAACTGTCATTATCATGTTTATGGTGAGCGAGTAGATGGTGAGAAACTAATTCCAGAATACGAGGGTACAACCCCAGCAGACTATCCAGGTAATAACGACGAGTATTCGGTATCTGGATATCATTATGATACTAAGAGGTAATTATGGCAGAATTTATTCCACAGGCAAGTAATACCACGGGATGTGCAGATGAAGGTATCAGTGGTCCTTTTTCAAGCAAATATGATTATTTGTTAAAAGCAACAACTGGTGATCCAAATTATCCTGCTGAGGCATGTACACCTTGGATTCATTACAATATATTATGTGGTAATATTAAGGCAGATGCCATTGTTCAGGCATCAGATATTGTAAGTTCTGCAGTATCCTCTCTAAATGCAAAATCTGCAATTTGGGATGCTAAAAAATCATTTGACATTAAGCACCCATCTAAAGAAAATCATCGTCTTAGGTATATTACTCTTGAGGGACCAACTGCGGATGTGTATATTAAAGGTAAATTAGTCAATCAATCTTATATTGAACTTCCTTATTATTGGAAAGATTTAGTTGATATGGATAATATATCTGTTAATCTAACTCCAAATGGACATTGGCAAGAATTATTTGTTTATAAGATTGAGTGGGGAAATAGGATTATTATTAAAAATAATGCAGGAACTGGTATTAATTGTGATTATGTTGTATTTGGTGAACGTAAGGATACAACTAAAAATATTCCTGAGTATGAGGGCTTGACACCAGAGGACTATCCAGGAGATAATAGAGAATATAATATTAATGGTATCTGATGCATCGAGTACATGAAGCATTCCCTACGATTGTGTATCAGGGAATGGTAGAGTGTCATGAAGAAATCAAAAAGCATATTGATGAACTTCGTGATTATTGGTTTGATGGATATCAAAACGAAAGTCCAGAATATTCTGGAAGAATTTTTGCACATCAAAAGGTATCATGCAAACCGTTTTTTGAAGAACTTCGGCAACATGTAGATAATTATTTTGATTATTTAAAAGTTGATCATTCAAAGTTAGACTATCACATCATTAAATCCTGGGTTGGGTATCATAAGGATGATGCCACACCTTCAGTTAAACCTCATAATCACAATGCATCTGATTTGAGTTTTGTTTACTATGTAAATACTGGAGAGACATCTGATAGGTTTTGCATTGCTCAAGAAAAAAATCCCAATGAATGCGTTGGAGATATGTTTACTGAGTCAATTAAGAAAAATCTAATTACTGAATATAACAAATATAACTGCAATGTTTATGGCATTACACCCATTGAAGGAAGTATTGTAATTTTTCCAAGTAAGATTGGGCATTTTACTCAAAAGATCTCTGAGAGAAAAGAAGAGAGGTTAGTGATTCCTGGTGATATTAGGGTTACTTTGAACCCACAGAATCCAGACTATCATCAAGGATCAACGCATCCTTCTCAGTGGCTGGAACTTTGAGTAGTTTATCAGGATCCCCAATCTCAAACAATCTCCTATAATCTGATGCCCACATTTCATTCCTGAGCATCCAATCCATATCATAATCAAACTTGATATGGTTCTTTCCAATATATCTGTCGATGTATGACTTGATTAGGGTCTCTCCTAAAGAGACATCTCCCCAATCATTATCATGCATCTCTTTTATTTTCTCATAAAATTTGAAGTATTGCTTCATCCAGTAACCTTTGCCATGAGCGAAGTAATCAACATATGAATCTTCTGGTTCGCATGGACCAGGATGGACTTTCCATGCAGGTATAACTATATCTCCATCTTTAATATTGAAGTTCTTTGTTGAGAAATCACTTCTACATTTGATCACTATGTCATAATCTTCTGGGTCAAATAGAGACAGACTCAAATATATGCAGTACCATTGCTTCAATATCCTATATGACCAATCTCTACCATTCATCTCTAAACCATCTGATTTAAATTCAAATTCGGGTAGAGTTTCTTTATTTCTGAATAGATAGTTTTTTGGTTGATATTCTCTTATCAGACTATCAGTATCTACATTAACTACACCAGAACCCATATATAATTCTGAATAGTTGTATGATGAGATATAAACGTCTGCAGAATACTTATCAATGATGTTGCATTTGATATTTGGGAGGTGTTGTTCCCAATTTCTCATATATCCCGTCATTAGCAGTGCAACCTTCACAATAAATAGAATCAAACGCCTTATATAATTTATGGGAGTTGTAAACGACAAATTGCTTGCCGATAAGGCAATGTACGAATTGCAACAAGAGAGGTTGCCAAAGAGACTTGAAGAAGCTACTGCTCTTCGAGATTCTTTTATGGGACCTGCTAGAACTCAATCGTCAGCAATAGTATCATCTTTAGATGACATTAATACTATAAAAACCTCTATTCAATCCGCTGGTGGCAATACTGGATTGTCTTCTGCATCATATGGAACAACTTTATCTTCTATAACTAGTGTATATGGTGATTCCGTTACAGGAGTTGCTACTGCAACAGGTGCTTCATTAGGTGTTGCTAGTGCTGGTACAGCTGCTATTGCGTATGGAATAATTAAAAAAGATATTGCTCAAATATATGACTATCCTAAAATAAGTGGAGGCAATGTTGGATCTGATTACCCATTTACTGGTGGGTCATACAATACTTTGACTTCATCAAATGTTGGAAGTGGTGTTAGTACTAAATTGGTTCGACATGGTGGATCTGAAATTGGTAAGGTCTTTGGATACTCTGCTAGTTTGGGTACTTTAGTATCTGATTATAATTCTTCTTGGTCTAATATTCAAGGAGAAGAAAATCTTGCTACTACCACTCAAAGCATGAAGGGTGACTATGAGTTGCAAGTATGGGGATTGCAAAGGCAAGTGCAAGAAAATAGTGAAAAAATATCAGAGATTAATACTGCTGTCGGTATTGCACAAGACCCTGAGACTGGTGGTCCTTGGTAAGGTTGACTAATATAAAAATATGAGGTATGCTGTATGAATAACGCGGAGTTAGTTCAGCGGTAGAACGCTATCCTTCCAAGTTAGATGTCGTCGGTTCGATTCCGATACTCCGCTTTTTTATGGATTAAAATTTTATGAGACCTGAAACTCGTGAATCAATGGAAAACCTTTGGTCAGCAAAATGGAACTTGCCAAAAGCAGCAAATAATGCTAATCTGACTAATAAGGAAATGAAAATTATCTTCAATGAGTATTGTGCTTTTCATCCTCCCACCTATGAAGTTGATAAACAAATTGGTGTGATTTATGTTAATGGGAGTGTGGCGGAATCGGTAGACGCACCAGACTTAAAATCTGTTGACCATTAAGGTCGTGGGGGTTCAAGTCCCCCTACTCCTATCCCTAAATATTAGGAAAATGTTACAACCAAAATGAAGTTAAAGATTACCAAAGATTATGTTTGGAATCAGACTGAAGGGTTTATGAGAGTTGTGAATATGTTTTTTCTTAATGGTATTCCTTTTACTTGGGATGAATTAACTGAAATTGAAGAGGCTGACACTTCTCTTCAAGTTAAAGCTAATGATCATAAAAGAGTTTATACTTCTGAAGACTTATTTTTATCATCTGGGTATTTAATTATGGAACAATGTCATCCTTGTTTTTTTGATGTAGACTTAGAAAATCCAGAACTTCTTGCAGAACTTGATGATTAATTGCCCTTATAGCTCAGTGGTAGAGCGCGGCTTTTGTAAAGCCGATGTCGTTGGTTCAAATCCGACTGGGGGCTTATATGTTTGATGCACAAGTATACGATTACGATCACATACAGTATCAATTTAGTGACATTGTATTAAAATGTATACAAAAATATTATCCTGGAGTCGAAGAATTAAATCTTCTTCATAAGATTGTTCCTTATAATTCTGTAGGCAGTTTAGCAAAAAAAGTTGGTAAGGATTTAGCAGATACTGATTTTTATGAGAGATTTGATAATCTAATTGCTGAATATGTTCTTCCATTGGTTCCTAGTGATTTGTTGGTTCAGAGGTTTGGAAATATTAGAATTAATGTTCCTAATCAGGATCAAAGTGGAACAGTTCTTCCATTTCACCAAGGACAGTGGGTTGGTAATGGATTGGGATTAAGGACTATTTGGTTGCCATTTACAGAATGTTTTGAATCAAATTCTCTACAAATAATTCAGCAATATGAAAGTAGACTCCTAACCAAACAATGCCTCAAATATAATTGGAGTTGTGAAGATTTTGAGGAGCATTGCTTAAATTCATGTAAACCAGTTAATATTAATACTGACCAATTTATCTTGTTTACTCAAGAAAATATTCATGGTGCTGTTCCAAATAGAACTGGTTATACTAGAATTAGTATTGATGTTAGAGTTCTTTTGAGGGATGGACAACCACATAGAAAATGGCCAGGATCTTATT